GTTGCCTCGCCCAACACAGTCTGCGATATACGTATCGCCCATTTCCCTGAAGTGCCAAACTTCACTGCTCCTCTCGATGATTACGATGGAGATATCGTGTCGGAGCTCATCTCCATACACGGCCCTAAAGAGATTGAACGAACCATGGGTTACGTGTCAATCCCTCATTGGCACGAACTCGACGATGTTACTCTCGCAACCTCTGCGAATAGCATTGGCTGTTTCGGTGTCACTCTTGACTCCAAGATCTCCACGATTGGTTCTGATGTAACTTCCAATATTTACGTTAACATGTACGTAGCTGCTGGCCCAGATATGTCGTTTATGCAATATCGTTCCCCCCCTCTTGCACCTCAAATCGACCCTCAAGCCACCACGCTCACCACGTTAACCCCCCCCTCTGGAAGGTCCCCCATCAAGACCCAGGCCAATCTTCAAGACTCATTCACGAAACCTTTCCAAGGCATTCGTGCTGTTAGTCTCAACCCCGAAGTTGGCTTTATCAACGCTGATCCTGTGTGTCATATTACCGATATGGCCCATCGTTACGTTTACCGCGGAGGACCTGAAACTCTAGTCACTCCCGGCCCATGGCAATTTCAGCTGTCGCCTACGTTCTACGCGGCTGGTCCCTTACCGTACAATCAAAATACTATCACTGGTATGCTCACTTATCCGTTCCTACATTGGCGTGGCGCCATGCGTGGCTGCTACGAAAATTACGACACAGACAACACCCTCTATGAATTCTATGTCGGTGGAACGTATGAGATCCAATCTCAGTATGACAGTATGTCTAATGGCAGCGTCAGGCAATACAAACGTGGACAACCCCTTTTCTGGGAACTCCCGTGGAATGCCGGTCGCATGCATAATGACACTGTACCCACCCGCCTTGGACAAGAAGAACCTATCATGGCTGTGTTTCCAACATCAGCCTATACCGAAGGTACTGCTATTCCGACGCTCTCTGCCTGTTCCAACTATCGTATTCTCCAGTCCATTGGAGACGACTTTAGTATTGGTTCAATCTCGGCCTGCCCCGCTGTAGGCCTCCTCCTCGAATCTTCAAAAGAAGACCTGGATGCTCTTAACTTGTCGGAAACGACACTTAAAAGAGTCTCACATTTCCTTTTCACTAAAGGAAAAGCTCCTGAAAAGAGCACCCCCTCACCAACCAAGACAACCTCTTCCAATGATCAACCTTTTTAAGGAATCAAAGGATGTCCCGG